GCATTACCGTTTGCTAATCCTCCAGCGCCACCAGTTCCAGCACCTATGGAGCCATTAAGACCTGTACCACCTCTAGCTCCATCGCCACCGTTTCCAGCACCACCGCCGCCTGAGCCACCATTGCCTCCTTCTCCTCCTAGAGTGTCTTGAGCAGCATAATTACCTGTGCCACCTTTACCACCTGCACCTCCACCTCCACCTCCTGAGCCTCCAAAAGCACAATTCGAGCCACCTGAACCACCTGAACTCCCACCAGTTCCATTAGTAGTTCCACTCATACCAACAGTACCAGCCCCTTTGCCACCTGAACCACCATTGCCACCTCTACCCCCAGCTCCACCAGCAGGAAGTACAATGTATTGTATCGATGAATTTCCTACTTTTGGGTATTCTGATTCTCCTTTAGATAATATTGGTAGAGCTATAAATGATTTAAGATTGTTTTCATTAAATGACGCATCTGATGGGTTTGGAGGTGTTGTTCTTACAATCCTTGCTGCTTTATTATTCATGTCTATTGTTCCGTTTATTGTTACATCGCCAGTACACAAAATTATGATTCCTTTACTTCTTCCGTTTGTTGTCATTGTATGTCCTTCATTTAGGATAAAATTTCTATATTGCTTAATTATCGGAGGATCTACATCATCTTCAACTTCAAAAACAACATCTCCGGTACTGAAAAAGTCACCATCTCTGCCATCTCCAAATACAGCAGGTTTGTCGAGTTTCCCATCTAAACCTATTATTAAACTCTGCTCTAAATCAGCCACTTGCGAAGAAAGATTGCGTAAACTGTCGTAACTTGCTACACCACCTTCAATATCTTTTTTCATTTCGTTAGCCATTTTTATTTCAGTTAAACTGCCATCTGGTATTTGCCCTAAAGCTGTTTTATCTATTTGAGATTTTAACCACTCTAATGTAGGTTGTAATTTATTAGTACCTCCGAGTACAAGTGGTTTATTCCCTATATTATTAGCACAGTTTTCAGAGTTTATTTCTTCTTTTGTATATATCTCAGCTTTATCAGCCTTAGTTGAGGATAAAGAGTTTATTTGATTCTGTAAATTAGTGTCTCTAGCTTCGCTATCATTCTTATTAGTGGTTATTTGTGATTGAAGATTAGCGTCCCTAGATTCACTATCATTCTTGTTTGTGGTTATTTGATTTTGTAGGTCGCTCCTATCTATATCTTGTTGATTTTTAAGAGCGTTCAAATCAGTAACCACATTATTATGACTATCTACAAACATATCCATTTCTTCGTTAACCTCGGCTGATTTAGCCCACTTACCAGCAACGTATCTATATAGCCTCATTATAGGTTCAGAAATTATATTTGCCATATTTCACCTACTCTCTATCTGGTTTTTTAACTTTATACTCAACTGCTACACCATATACTACTAGCTCATTATCAATAGAGCTATCATAAAATCTAACAGTAAGTCTTTTGCCCCTCTCTCTTATGTCAAACCTTCTAGTTACGAACTCCGAGAAGTCCCATTTACTTTCGTCCCAGTTTCTATAGTCCCATATTAGAGATTCGTCAGGACTTAATGCTGGAATTACTTTTGTAGCATAATCAACTTGGAAATCTATATTTAATGTAGTATTAATAGTTTCAAACTGCTTGAATGAGATGTATCCACGTCTAAACTTCTTATTATGGAATGGAGCTCCTACTGCAAGAGGTTTTGTAAGCACTTCTACCTCTATAGGCTTACCTAAATCATTTAATAAATTTTCTTCATGTAAGTGAATACTACCGTCTATACTAGAAGCAGAATACAAGTTTCCGTCTAAGCTGTATAAGAAGTCACTTATATTCCAGCCGTCGTATATTACCCACGGCTCAAGTTCACCGCCTACATCAGTGTATATATCAGTAAATAGTGTATATACTTTATCGTTGCTATTTTCTCCTGTAGCTACAGATAGCATGTACTTTCCGTCGTGGTATACAGCACATGGTGTATTTTCATAGTAAGGCTCTGTGTGTTTTATTTTGCCTATTAAGCCTCTAATATTGTTGGATAGCTTTTTAGTGGATATGACGTCTTTGTAAGTACCAAATAAAGCGTATACTCCGTCTTGCCCTAGAAATATAAGATTGTTATTAACATAAGCTATAGTTCTATATGACATGGTTCCTGCATGAACGTTAAGTCTCTGAAACACCACATCTGATAGTGGGTTGCTACCATACCAAGCATATATTGACCTAGTTTTGAATACTAATAATGCTCCGTGAAACTCTTTGAGTCCTGTTATCTTATCTGCGTCGTCAGATATAGCCATTATAGGGTTTCCAGACATTACTTTCCATTCATTAGGTTTACCTATTTCAGAGAAATACAGGGCGTTTGGGTCGTCTGGATTGCCGCTAGCAAAGAGCCTTTCACCTTTCTGCTCTATATATCTGCATTTTTTAACCTTATCCAGAAGGCTGTCTGAGCCTGTGTACGTTACATCTTCTACAGTTTCTCCGTCATATACCAGATATTTTCCATTAGCTAATATATACATTTTATTTTTATATATTTCGTAATCTAATGAACTACCTAATCCACTTTTAAGAATTGTACCTGTTTCTACGTTTATCAGATTACCACCAGCTAATGCTAGTTTCTGTAGAGTAGGTACTCCTTCGTCAAGGTATTCAAACTCTAATAACCTGTCAACTCTATTATACTCACCTAGATTCTTATACCTTGATATACCACGTCTACGTCTGAACCCTCCTCTAGCCATAAGTTCGACATTTCTCATAAGTTGAGACTCAAACTCTAGTAAGTTATCTGGGGCAGAGGAGTCGTTCATACCTCCTCTAAAATCGAATAGATATGCGAAATCATAAGCCATTATCTAATCACCTGCCATGCCCCTGATGTCCCATAAGGTCTATTTGATAAATACTCTCCTTTGACATAGGACATATATTTTTTAAACTGTAGTTTACCCTCTAAGTACTCTGATTTGAATAGTGCGTATCTTTCATGTTCTTCGTCAGACATCATGGCTTCCTTACAAGCGAAGTTAACATATAAGTGGTGAAATCTAGTAGGTATATCTGGTACTAATTCTGGGTTATTAGTTATTCGTTTTGCTAGTCGGTTATACTCAATCTGTATTTCGTTGACTGTAGGGTCGTCTATTATAATCTCATTGCCAATTAATCTAGTGTTATATTTAGTTCTTAAATATCCATTATAATCGTCTGGTAATATAAATTTACCTTCTTCATTTCTGGTTATAACTGCTATTGTAGGTAAGAATAAAAACTCAGCTAAGTCATTTTGACATTCATTAAACCAATCAATTACATCTATAGTATCGAAACTATCTTGTAGCTTCGCTTCGACCCTTCTAAGCAAATCTCTGACTTTAGCCATATTATCTTACCTCCGTTATTTAGCCATAGCTTTTTCTACAATCTCTATAGCATCAGACTTAGAAACATTCTTTGGTAAATCTATTTTATTTTCTACAGCAAATTCTAGTATCTTTTCTAACGTCCACCTTTTGGGAACTTTAAACGTTTCTTTTACTTGTTCTACTACAGGCTCTATTTTTGCTATTTCCGTATCCTTGAGTTCCATAGAATAATCAAATCCGGCTTCTTTCAGTAATTTACACTCTTTAGTATCGTCTGTTCTGTATTCACCGTCTTTGAACTTTATACTCACGTCCCCTAATATAACAGTTAAATTAGGGAATAATCTACTATAAAATATCATGGCTTCATCCTCCATTCAAAAATAGGGGAGATTTTTAGTCTCCCCTATGTAGTTCACTGATTATTTTAATATAAACATACCATGTTTCTTAGGTTGTCTTAGCTCAAGACCCATTTCTGTAATGTATTGGTCTCTTTGACCATCTTCGTCTGGTAACTGAATGTTTGTCTTTAATGTAGTATCTCTGCCAGTAAGTGGTCTGTATGCTAGTTCTTCCATATCAAGAGTTATAGAGTATCCAGCATATCCTTGAGTTAGTAATGGGTGGTGTATCATGTTTAATGTTCCGTGTGGTGTTCTGAATGCAGTTATATCTAATCCGAATGTCTTATCGTTATCAGCTTGGATAAGCTGTAACTTATCGAACGCCATTCTGTTAACGAATGTTATAACATCTGGTGAACATAACCACACTTTTCTGTCAGAGCCATATGTGAACACTCTTTCAATGTAGTCCTCTAATGCATTTTTCTGTAACTTAGGATCTGTAACAGTAGTAGTATCTAATGTTACAACGTTATCAGTTCCAGATAAGAAACTTAGAACACCTGCTGTAGTTGTAAGTGGTTGAGAGCCAGTAGTATCTAGTTTTCTTTCTCCGAAAAGTAAAGCATTTTCTATACTAACAGCATGTTCGATACCTTTTTTCTTTCTTAGTCTAGCTAACTCTTTTCCACCATAAAGTTTCATAGCGTCTAGTGTGTTAGTGATTGAATAAGCAGTTTTTATAATTTGAGTATAGTTATACACTGGTACGGTGTTGTTATACTTCTCTGCTCCTGCTCCAGTACCTTGAGCCATAGCATTAGCTACAACTAGCACCTTAGCGTTAGCAGGTATAGTCTGTGCCACTGTTTGACCGAACGCTCTTGTTACAGTTAATGTATCTCCTGTTATAGCAGTTACTCTTAAAATTTCTCCTGTTGAAGCAACTTTAATTAAATCATTAACTGCTACCAAAGCTCCTTCCCCTGTATTAAGAACAACGCTTGTATCTCCTGCATTAGCTTCTGTCTTTACAGTAGCCCATCTAGCCATCATATCATCTTCTAGCCAGTCGAATCTATAGTTATGTGTTGTTTTTGTATTTAACTTCTTAGTAAGAACTGTTAATGGAGATACTCTAGGTTGTAAAAGAGTAATCTCATTAGACATATCAACTACTATTTGTTGTTGGGTAATATTCCCGGCACCTCTAGCACTTTCGTAAATTGTTGGCATTAATTCCCCTCCTTGTTATTTTAGAATATAGACGATTTATTAACACCTTCTAGGATACTATTTTTAATAGCGTCAGCAGGGTTTATATCGCCGTTCATATTAGCAGGTCTATTGAAACTACCTCCTGTTAGAACTTTTACGTCCTTGTTTTGCAGAACAGAGTTCTTTGCGTCATTTACTGCTGTTGCTAATTGTTGTTCAATAAGTTTAGTTTTCCCTACACTATATGCCACTTCTAATGCCTTTGTCTGTCCTAGTTCCCATAATTGAGGCATTTCTTCTAGTACCTGTTTCATAATTGGGGCTACGTCGTTGAAATCCTGCTTCTGCATAGCCATTTTTGCTATTTCATTCTGCATTTGTACTTCCAATGTATGCTCGTATAGTGGTTGTACTAATCTATTAACGTATTCTAGTATTTCTGCTTGTTGATTGTATTGAGTATTATTACCGCCATTATATATAACAGGTTGTCCATTATTATCTAAGTAGTATATCAGCCCACTAGCTGGGTCTTGGTATAATTGTGGTGTTTGTTGCTGTGGTTGTTGCGGTTGCTGAACTTGTTGTCCAGCACTAGGAGGAACAGATTGAGCTTGTTTTCTAAGCTGACTTAGCTCTTGAGTAACTCTAGTGTACTCTGGTCTAAGATGTTCGTATGATTTCTTTAACTTCTCATACTCAGCTTTGTAATCAATCTCTTGCTGTGTTCCTTCACCTTGTCCTGCGTTTGCAGGGGGCTCTTGGTTACTAGCGTTTTGATTGGATTCTTGGTTTGCCGAACCTTGTCCAACATTTGTTGGGGGCTCTTGATTATTTGGCTCAGATATTCTATCTAGTATCCCAGTACCTTGTCCTATATTATCTAGGGGGCTCTGGTCTATATTAATACCTACGCCATTATTAATTTGGTTGTCCATAATTGACTCCTCCTATTTATCATATTACCATATTCTTCACTATTTGTAAAGTTTTTTTGAGCGTATCTATTTTTTCTTGCAATTTAGCAACGGCTACAGCGTCAGAAGGGTTTACTTTTAGCAAGGACGCTTGAGCAGAGTCAATTATCTTGTTAATCTCCGCCTCAATTATAGCCCAACCACCTGTAGCCATTGTTTCTGAAACTAGAATTTTAATAGTACTCTTGTCCATATTGAACCTCTCCAATCTGCTCTTGAGCTAGTTCATCCATCATTTCTGGAGGTATTTGTTCGCCAATAGGTTGTTGTTCTATCACAAGAGCGTCTATGTTCTTCATATCGAAGGCTTCAAACAATCTTCTGTAGAACTCTGGCATATTCACATGAGGACTGTTTTGTACTACATTTAGAAGTTGAATTAATTGATTTTGCTTAACTTCTTTGTTTATAACAGGCTCTACTGAGCTACCTAAAGCTATTATATCATATTCGCCTAGTATCTCCTCTTGGGTAACTTTTATATCTTCTATACCTCCATTGTCTCCGAGTATCTGAATTTCCATGTCGGAATCTATAAACTGTTGGTTAAGTCTTAATACTTGGTTAAGCATATCCTGTAAACCTTCGTATTCTATAAGAATATTAGCAAGTTTAAATCTCTCTGTACCAGAAGAATTAAGGATACTCATTGTAGTTGCTGTTTCTCGTCTATCTGGGTTAGAGCCTCTCACAGAATCGAATACTCCTGTTGTAGTATCCATATCTCGCTTAATTATTACTTCTTCGTTATAAGCAGAGTTAGTGACATCTTGGAATTTCAACTCCGCTATGTCGTCGTGGCTATCTACTAATATAAATCCTGCTGGTCTTGATATTAGCTGAGCAGGGTCTACGTTAGCTCCCCTTATTACAGTGAACATCTTATTTAGAACGAATGATACATTATCTATTCTCTGATTTCTAGTTGTGTTAAGTTCTTCCTGTAAATCTTGTATAGCTTCTGGAACCCCTATACCGTAGAACTCATTAGGAACTCTAGTATAAGTCCACTCAGAAAACGGCTTTTCTCTGTGGAAATAAGGGTTAGGTTGCGAACTTACTACTACTGCTCTATTAGCCACCCTTACTACCCAGTCGTCAGTCCAATACTCTAGAATTTCTACACCTTTACGTCTCTGAGGACTATCTGAGAAACCTATCTGTAATAATGTATCATACTCATTAGTATAATTTTCCTCAGTTACTTTGTCTATGTTTTTATACACGCCCTTCTTTTCTTTTTCTCTAAGTTCGTGTATATCCTCATAGTACCTATGGATACAATACCTCATATTTTTTATACTTGTCCCAGCAGGGTCTATGAAGAAATCAGTTATTACAACGTTTTCAATCATAGGTTCATCGTTTATTACCTGCTCTACCAAAACGTTCTCATATAGGGGTATTGGTATTCCTAATATATTTTTCTGCCTTTTTTGTACTATTTCTTTAGTCTTATAGTTCCAAGTCTGCTTAGTTATGGCTTTACCGTATATAAGTGCTGTCTTTATAACATCTGTTAAAATAGGGACTATTTTTATTTTTTGCTGGAACTGATAGTCGAAGAATTTACTCATTTTCTTAGCTCTTATTTCTCTAGTTTTAACATCTGGTACTCCTAGAGGTAAGGCTTGAAAGAAAGGTCTTGTAGCAAATATTGAGTTAATTATCTTCGGAACTATAGTTTCTATTAAGTTGAATGTATAAGGAATAAACAGGTTTGACCTACCTTCTACTGCTTTACCTTCTTTTACTCCTCTATACATAGCATAATACTTCCTAAACTTATCAAATATAGGAGTTAGGAAATTCTGAGATACTTGAAAGTCCTCTAAGACAGTATGCAATATCTGTTCGTCGTTCATATGTTCAAAGTCTCTTTTATGCTTAATCTTCTTGTTGCTCTCTGCCATGTGTTACAAACCTCCTTTCTACTATTTTATTAGATTATAAAATTGTTCTAGTGTTATTAAGCTATTAGCACCCTTTGCTCTGTTTTCCTGTGGGGTAACTAATCGTAAGTTTTTAGGGTGAGATATAACTTCTACAGGTATGTTGTTCTCCCAGCCATCTTTTATTGAAAATATATGGTCTATCTCAAATCCATCTGGTATTCCTTTTTTACCTTTATAAAAGCTGTAAGCTATATTGCGAGCAATTTTAGAATATTGTTTAAATGTAGATATATTTCTTCTAACAGAATTTACTTTACGCTTACGACCTTCGTGCATAGCTTTTATAACATATAGAGGTCTTTTTGCACCTATTGGCACCGGGTTGTTTTCTTTCATAAACTCTGATTGCTTTTTTACCTGTGCCTCGTGGTTTTGAAAACTAGGTAGCCCCAATTTATCCATATAAGCTCGGAGCGTACTTCTACTTACCCCGAAATGTTTAGCTATATCTCCAATAAGCCAACCATAATCAATTAATAGCCTCAACTCTCGCTCGTTTAACTTGTGCTCTCTTTTGGAATTATAATAATTAGATAGTGCCTCTGATTTACTTCTCTTAGGTATGTTGAATTTCTTTAAATAATAATCTATGTTTTTCCTATCTACGCTGTATAACTTACCTATCTCTACTTGTGTCATACCTTTATCTAAGTATAAATGTTCTAATTCTTCCTTAGTTATTTTCATTTTAGCCATAATATACCTCCTAATAAGTGCTTTTAGTATATTATAGCGTTTTTCCGTTTATCAGTCAAGATGTATTTTATAAATTTAATATCCTGTTTTAGAACTTAAAGGTCTATACTCGTATTTAGGTGGGGTATAATCATAGCTTACGGCACGTATTACTTGTAAGATGTACGCTAAACAATCCACAGCATCATCGTGTTTAGAAAATGGGAACTCTAATAATTCCTGCTCTAGTTCTCTATGATGTTGCTTAATATAGATGTCACCATTCTCGAACAGTGGTTGCAGAGCTCCTATCCTTCGCATTTTGTCCTTGTCGGCTTTCAGCTCTTTAAGTGGCATATAAATACCACGTCTCCGCATTTCGTCTTTTATAAAATACAGCATAGCCTTTTGGAAAGCTACTGATTCTACTCCCACAGTTTTAACTGGGTATAAATCTTTGTACTTCTCAAACATAGCGAATATCTCGTCTATGGTTTTCTTAGGCTGGAAGTGTCCTCTTACATAATCTAGTACATAAATCTTTTTATCGTGTGAGATACCAACAGGCATAATTACCGTGTAGTCAGCCGTTTCCTTCTCTGATATAGCTAAATCAGTTAGTATATGTAATTCTACAAGAGGAGGGAGCTTGTCATAATACTGTATCCACGCCTTCTTGAATATAGCATTAGAGTCATCAATAGGGTTAAGCATATATTGTGAACTGAATATATACGACCCCTGCTCCTTCCTCTTTTCTTCTAAGAACTCTTTGGTAAGTCTTGAAGGAAAATAAAGGCTACCGTCTGGCAGTATAGCAGGTCTTACCAGTTTGTCAAATGTATCAAGCTCTAGTAGGTCTGCATACAAATCGTTCATATGGTATCTAGTACCTATGACTATCTGAGCTCCACCCGGCTCTAATAGTGATAGGGACATTCTGTAGTGGTCTTTAACCTTTTCAATCTGGTCTTTGGTACCGACGTTTCTCTCAGATACAATATCGTCCATTATGATAACGTCCGGGTGCATACCTGTTTGAGCGTTATCTACACCAGCACAGAATATCGAAGGCTCTTTAAGACCTAGCTTAGTTCTGTGTTTTAATATTATCTGCTCGTCAGTCCAGCCCCCAGCAATATCAATGTTCGGTTCTAATAAATAATTACCTTGTTCATCAACACAGACAAGTCTAAGCATTGTGTTGTTTAGTATCATGTCTTTCATACCGGCAAGGTATTTCTTAGCGTTCGCCTTAACCTCTGTATCTATCATTATTCTTAGGTTAGGATTATGCCATAATAACCATAGTGTTAGTGCTTGTGTTGCAATTGTGGACTTAAATGAACCTCTAGGAAGAAGTATTAATTTCTTTAAGTTACTAACACTTTTATGGAACGCTTCATCACTTATTGGAGGATTAAAGTTAAGATTAAGTAGTTCAGACTTGTCCAATCCAGCAGTAAGGGTTTCGCATAGTTCTCTGTGTGGCTGTTCTTCCATAAGATTGTTTCCACATACATACTTAGCAAATATGTAGAAATCGTCCCATGCTTGTCTACGAAGAAGCTCTATTTTAGCTTTCGCCAGCTTCTCCAGATTTACTTTGTCCTTCATTTCGACCACCCTCAATTTGCCTATTAGGCATTATTTCTGCTATACCCATTTGAACAAGCTCGAACAACTGCTCGTCCGACATTTGCTGGATAGCATCTGATTTCGCAATAAGTTCAATTTTCTCTGGAGATTTAAGCCCTATTCTATCAAGAATCTCCTTGGACGCTCCTAAACGTATCTTGTCGCTAGAACTATCAAGACAATCTATAAGAGTTCTTACAGCTTTGATTCCTGCTGAAGCTAAAAAGACTCTGGATACCTCAACTATCTCCAAGGAAATAGACTTCAACACAGCCTTGAACTCGTCCGAGCTTTTTATCCTTTTTATAGTGTCTTTACTAACACCCATAGCCTCTGCCATTTCTTTTTCTGTGTATCCCTGCACAAAGTAGTGAGCCATCTTCATCAAATTAATATCTGTCTTGTTTTTATATATACCCATTTGCGTTATGTCGGGAATTTCTATCTCTACAGGCATTTTGACTTCTTCACCAGATACGTATTCAGCTACGTTGGTGTCCTGCATTACTTCTTTAAGAGATTTACTAGCCAATAAATTTCCCCCTTTCTCAACTATTTCTTACAATAATATTAACATAATTTAGAAACACAGTCAATTATTTAGGGAAATTAATTGATTTATTATTTAATTTGATGTATAATTAAATAAACACTAAGCCATAATATTACAAATAGTAATTCATATAGGAGGATAAAATATGTTTATGGAACAAAAATCTGGCACATTTAATAGTGTCAAAGAACTGCTGTTCGAGATTGACATATATTGTGCAAAGAAAAACGTAACCAAAGGACATTTAATCAATACTTTATTTATAGCTCTACTTACTGGTGATATTAAAGTAAAAAGAGACTTAAACAGAAAACTTAAAGTAGTCGGCGGGGTTACTGACGATGTTAATAGTTTATATAAAATTGATTTATTTGATAAACAAGGCAACTTACTAAACCCTTCCACTATAGAGTTGGATTATGAGTAGTAATGTTGATATACGCTTACAACACTCCTTTCTTCATATAAACTTCCCCTTTTCAAGCACTCTCTAACAAATTTAGAGAGTGTTTTTTCTTTTCCTTCTATTATATAAAGGAAGAAAAATATTTTTGAATAATTTTTATTTTTATTGTTGACAATATAATTATATAGTTGTATAATTATATCATCAAATTAGAGAAGGAGGATATATAATGAAGCAATTTAACCTACGTCTTGAGGACGAAATGTACGAAGAATTAAGAACTATATCTTTTAATGATAGGGTGTCTATGAACGAAATAGTACGAATAGCCCTCGAGGAATGGATTGAAAACAAGAAACAAGAAAGTAAGCACAAATAATGTTTCATTAAGAAAGGGGGTTTAAAATGTGGACGAAATACGAAATATATCGCTCATAGACATATTTAAAAAGTACGGAAACAGGCATACGTCCGACTTCGTTAAAGACGGAAAGAACAGATACCTAACCCAATGTCATATGCATAATGACAAAGACCCTTCATTAAATATATACGACAAGACCGAGCAAGGTCAAGGCTGGGATTACCATTGTTTTGTATGTAAGGCTCACGGCGACGCTCTACAACTATTAGTAGATTTAGGTGTAGCGAATAATACCGGCGAAGCTGAAGCTATATTAATGAAAGACTTCGGATTAGAACTACCAGACATAGTGGACTTGGAAACCTTTTGTAAACTAAAAGGCATAGATATAGAGTTCGCTAAACAGAACGGTTGGGCTGATGTAGACTTTAATGAATACGGAGAGCACGGTAAAGGCTTAATGATAACCTTTTATAACGAAAACAGAACAGTAATTGGTAGGAAAATCAGAACAAAATACACTGGTAAAGGTAAATATCACTACATATCGCACCCTGATTACCCTAACGACCAGCCTTACGGACTACACTGGCTCAAAGATTATGATACAAACTTACCAATATATATAACAGAAGGAGAGACCGACGCTATGACCCTAAGACAGGCAGGTTTGCAGTCTCTCGGTATACCTTCTACTAACGGTTGGAAACAAGAATTTACCGAATTGATAGCTCCTTTTAACCGAATAATAGTAGTTAAAGACAACGATAAAGCTGGAGAGAATCTAGTAAACAGCATAACTGACAGCATAGACGGTAAAATCTTCATTCTTCAAGCAATTAAAGGCATAAAAGACATAAATGACTTCCATATATACAAATGCAATAAGAACATTGACAAATTCAAAGAGAATTTCAAGACTTTATTGGAGATACCTGCGTCCCCACAAACATTTATAGCAGAGTCCTCGACCAACCCTGCTATATTAGAAGATAAAATATATTGGACTTTCATGGCGAAAGCCTTGGATAATGATGTAAAGAAAGAGACATTCATCAACTCGTTAGCTAATAAAACCAAAATAGGTAAACGAGCTATAGCTAGTATGCTTAAAGACGCTCAATCACAGGCTCACAGCGTGTCGTATGCCGACTGGTACGAAGTTACCAAAACAGGAGTTAAGCTAAACCCTTATCTCTACGCTAAACATATAGCTAACACTTACCCTATTTATATTGTTGACCAAAACTGGTTCCTTTATTCAAACGGTGTGTATAATATGGTAGAAGATTCCTACATTAACCACATCATTATTGATAATCTGATAGATGAATGTAAGAGCGACCCAAGTAACATTCGTGACACTTTGTTCTATCTATCTAATGATGTAACACTCATTAGGGACGCTTCACAGTTTGACAAAGACCCATATATAATGAATGTCAAAAACGGTCTCCTAAATATAGCTACAATGGAACTTTCTCCTCATACTCCTAACTACTTGTCAATGTTACAGCTTAACGTGTCATACGACCCTAACAACGTTGACGGTACGCTGTTCAACAAGTTCCTAAACGACAAGATACCAGATAAAGGTAATCAATTATTAGCACAAGAAATACTTGGTTACACTCTAAGCTCATTCACAGTGGCAGAAAAGTGGTTTATGTTGTTAGGTAAAGGTCGTTCCGGTAAAGGTACTTTCCTAAATATAATAGAGGAAATACTTGGTAGAGATAGAGTTAGTAATGTTTCGTTACAGAATCTCGGCGACAGATTCTCTAGCTCGGCTTTATATGGTAAACTTGCCAACATAGAATCAGACTTACCGATAGAGCCAATCAAAGAAAAGTCCATTGCCATGCTTAAAAAGTGCATAGGTCGTGACGGAGTTGACGCAGAGTTCAAAGGTAAGGATAAATTCAAATTCGTAAACAAAGCTAAAATGATTTTCGGTTGTAACGGACTACCCCAAAATGTCGGCGATAATCAATTTTCTTCCTTCTGGGCGAAATTAGTTATCCTACCAATGCAACATAGTGATATAAACAATGTAGATGTCAACTTCAAATACAACTTGATAAAGGAGAAAAGTCTCAATTATATATTTATCTGGGCTCTTGAAGGACTGCAACGCCTTATAGCTAATGAGTTTGTATTCACCAATACTGATGAAGCTAAGGAATTGTTACAGCAATACAGAGAGGAAAGCTCAAACGTCATCAGGTTTGCTATTGAGTGTTGCGAATACGGTGATGATTATTATGTTGACAGCGAGTCTTTTATGAAGGCTTATAGAGAGTGGTGTGCTGTTGATGGCTCAAGCCCTAAGAGGTCTGATAACGTAGCTAAAGAATTGAATGATTATTATAAGACTACTTGTGGTAAAAATGTGACAAAGGAACGCAGGCGTTACGGTAATGATAAGAACGCCAGAGCCTATTTTGTTGGTATAAGATTATTAGATAATTCAGAGTTTTAGCCCAACCGTGTGTTGGGTTTTTTTATTTTATTATTTTTTTTTAAGAATATATTGACAATAGTGCCACATTTATGCTATTATGTAGATAATAAATTAAAGGAGGAGTTATTTATGAGTGATATAGTTATTAGTAAAGGCTATGGCAACTATAACCACTACATACCAGAAAATTTATATAACTTTATGGTTAACTTTCTTAAAGAGTTTTTAGAGGAAAAAGAAAATTATAGAGTTAAAGGTAGCGAGCTATACGAAAAATATGTAGAAGTGTGTAATAGTAGAGAGGCTATACCACTTAGCCGTAAGCAATTTAGCGTTGTTTTAGACCATTTAGGGTATCAGCGTAGTCGTTCTAATAGTGGTAAATTCTATTATGGATACAGATTTAAGCAGAGGTAATGTTCCTCTGCTTTTTTGTGTCAAGTAATTTTTTGTGTCAAGTAATTTTTTCTGTGTCAAGTAATTATTAATTTTACAGCCCAAAAATACCTTCAAACCCAGTCATATCAATGCGTGTGTCAAATAATTTTTCCTGTGCTGGATTTTGTCCCGGGTAAGATGTGTATTTTTCAATGGCTGTGTCAAGTAATCGGATAATTTTGAGTTTTTTCTTTTATATAAAATTAATATTTATTTATCAGTAAGACCTAATTAAAATATATTATTTTTTTGGCTAATAAATTAATAAAAAATATAATTACTTGACACAACCCGCATCGTTGAGCCAATCTACCCAACACAAAATCCAGCACAACGGTTGACACAGAATTTCATTAGTTGACACAACCCGCTTGGTTGACACATTCCTACTTGACACAACCCAGCACAACCCGGTCTATCCTGATTAATAATTACCAACAATTTCCACGAGGTTTAAAAATTATAGTGCCTGTCAAAGTGCGTAATAATGCAACCCGACACCGTGTCGCTGTCTGTCCTGCCCCCCGTATACCTGCTCTCTATTGTATCGCTGTACTACTTTATCACTTTAAAGCATTAACACTTTAAAACTTTACCACTTTAACACAGTAAAGCAGTGAAGCTGTGGATATGTGAATAAGTTTGTTAATAACTTTTTCCCCTGCTAGACGGTTGCACCGTGTCGAATTATGACGAACGATTTTTTAAAAAATTTTCGCTATTTATGCAGGATTTCTGAAAAATTTGGAGAATATATAATTAAGTAGTTGATTGAATAACTAAGTAAATATTTTTTACATTAGTTACTATGTGTCAAGGAAAAACCTTGACACCGCATCACTAAAATAAAAAAAAATAGGAGGAATGAAAATGAAAGAAACTAATAAAAAAGTGATACCTGTAAAGGTACTAGAGCTACAAGAGAGACTACAGCGACACATCG